GGCTTAAATAGTGTAGAAAATATTATTAACGAATGTTTAAAAATAAACATTAAATACTTAACACTTTACACTTTCTCTACTGAAAATTGGAAAAGACCAAAAAAAGAAATAAATTTTTTATTTAATTTATTAGAAAATTTTCTTACTAACAAAATTGATAATTTAATAAAAAAAAACATCAAATTAAAATTTATTGGTGAAATCAATAAATTACCAAAAAAATTAAAAGCACTTATAAAAAAATCTGAATTTAAGACATCTAAAAATCTATCTTTACAGGTTAATGTTGCTTTAAACTATGGTTCAAAAAATGAAATTGTTCAATCTATAAAAAATATTAAAAAAAAAAGGATTATTATTAATAAAGAAAACATAGATAAAAATTTATTTACAAAAAATATAATTGATCCAGATATCTTAATCAGAACTGGAAACACACAAAGATTAAGTAATTTTATGCTTTGGCAGTTAGCGTATACAGAAATTTTTTTTGAAAAAAAATTATGGCCAGATTTTAAGGTGAGTGATTTTAAAAAAATATTAAATAGATTTAAAATTATAAAAAGAAATTATGGTTCAATATAATGTCTTCTGAATTAAAAAAAAGAATACTAACATCTATTTTGTTATTCTCATTACTTTCTGCAATGTATCTTTACTCATTTATAATGATTGGCTCATTATTAATTATGGCAATAATTGTATGGATTGAATTCTATGCAATGGTTTCTAAAATTATAAAAAAAAATAAATTCAAAGATAGATTGTTAAGATTTATGCTTAAGTCAGGTTCCTTATTATATTTATCATTATTCGTTTATTTTGTATTTCTTATTGAATCTCACTTAACAGATTTAAAAATATATTTATTATATTCAGTTTTAATAGCTATTTCGTCAGACATTGGAGGACTTATATTTGGAAAAACCTTTAAGGGTAAAAAACTAACTAAAATAAGTCCTAATAAAACGATATCGGGCTCAATTGGATCTTTTGTATTATCAATTTTTTTAATACCAATATTCTACAATAATTTAATTATATACGATTTTCTAACTTTATTAATATTAACAATTGCAATTTCTCTAACTTCTCAATTAGGTGATTTATTTATTTCTTATTTAAAAAGAAAAGCGAAAGTTAAAGATACGAGCGATCTTTTACCTGGCCATGGTGGGCAAACTACACTCTTGATTCAAGTGCAACGGATCTCGTTTCGATTTCATTTTCGCTTATCGTGACAGGTGCTGTGACTAGAGGAACTGTCTAACACAAAAAATGGTCTCACAAAGAAGAAGACTTAAAAAAACTGCAAAAGGTCTGGGAACTCTTATCGAAGTCTCTGGTGTGGATATTGCCAACCAGAAGAGATTGATTGAGCTTCTCGGATCTGATGCTGTCAAAATATATAAACAATTCAACTATCAATTTGGTGAAAATGTCGCCAAGGATGTTAGGAAAGAACTTCCAAAAGATTCTGGAAAGTTAGTTGCATCAGTTAGAGCAATGAAAACTAAACAAGGAGCATCGTTCCGAGTTGGTTATGCAAAGAGAGTAACTTATGCACGACTCCAAGAGTTTGGTGGTTTCAATCCTTATGGTGGAGCTTTTAGAAGAGGTCGCCAACTGTATAAACCACAGAAATCACAGGGTTATTATATTTTCCCATCTGTGAGAGATCGACTTCCAGAAATGCAAAGAGATTATGTCAGAAGACTTAACAAACTTGTTATTGCACTTTATGGCAAAGCTTCTGCAACTGGATCATCAAGAAAGTTAATGGGAAAAAGTTAAGAGGAGAAATATGGCAGATGAGGACAACAATCTTCCAGTTATCGTTTTAAAAGATAAACAATATCTTTTAGATTATTCAGATATCACTGGGATCGAATGGCGAGAGATCAAGAAGATCACTGGTCTAAATTCAATGGAAGCTATCGCACAGACATCAATGATGGACTTTGAAGCTCTTGCATCAATAGTTTTTATTTTTGCAAAGAGAGAAGATAAGAACATCAAGTATGAAAATATCTTGGCACAGCTGACCATTGACTCAATCAAAACACAAGAGGAATTGGATCAAGAAGTCCCAAAAGACTAAGGAGAGCTTATAGGAAGCATCTTCCAGCTCTCAGTCATTTTTTTGGAATACGACCTTGGGAAATTGATCTTCTAACTATTGGCGAGATAAATGAATATCTTGAACAACTCGATGAATTTATAAGGAACAAGAATGGCTAAAAACAGTCAAATCAATGTTGCTATTGCTTTGGACACAGCTCCTCTGGAAGCTGGTCAGAAAAGAGCAATTAGGCAGTTTGATAAAATCGGATCAGTTGGAGAAAGAGCAAGTGGAGGTCTCAAAACTCTAGGCAAAGGGATGGCGAAAGTCGGTCTCTTAGGAACTGCAATGGCAGGATCAGTTGGAGTTATATCTTCAAAACTGATAAATCTTGCCTCTGATAGTGAAGAGAGTGCAAACGCATTCGGTGTCACATTCAAAGAAGCATCACAAAATCTAAATCAATTTGTCGATGAGTTCTCTACAAAAGCAGGTTTCACAACATCTGAACTTCAACAACTACTTTCATTCACTGGTGGCGTTGTTAATGGTATGGGTGCAAGTGCTGAGGCATCAGCTGAGTTTTCTAAACAAGTTGCTGTTCTTTCTGGTGATATTGGTTCTTTAAGGAACATTGATCCATCAGATGTTTTAGATCGTATCACTAAATCTTTAACTGGTGAACGAGAGGGTTTGAAGCAACTCGGTATTGTTATTAATCAGACAGAGCTTGATCAAAAAGCTTTGACAATGACAAACAAGAATGCAGTCTCAGAATTGACTGCAATGGATCGTGCAACAGCTACTTTGACACTGATTCAAGAAAGATCATCAGATGCAATTGGCGATCTTGATAATACTTCAGATGGTTTTGCAAACACACAGAGAAGATTAAAAGCAGAACTTAGAGAGACTGCAACTGTGATGGGTGGAGCTTTAATGCCTACTGTCAACGAACTGCTCCCAGTCTTATCATCATTCGCAGAGAAAGTTCTGCCAAGAATGATTGAGATGTTTAACAATGGAGTTAAGGCAGTCAAAGAGTTTATGGATCAGTTTGGATCTGACATACTCAAAGGACTACAAAGAGGATTCCAAGCTTTTAAAGATATAGGAGTGATCTTAGGTGAAGCTATATCTCGAATCGTAGAATTTATAAAAAACAATAAGGTGTTATCAAAGATTTTTAATGATCTTGGTGAAGCTGGTGGTGGATTCTTAGATGCTCTCAATGATATTGCCAATGGGATCAGAGAAAATAATGAAGAGACTGATCGTGCCAATAAAAGAAGACAAGAAAATATTGATAAATACACAAAATCAAAAACTGTCACTGAAGATCTAACAGAAGCAACTGAGGATCTAACTGGTGCGACTGAAGATCAGACTGATGCTATTGATGATCAAGTTCAAGAATTGCAATATGGTGCAGTAGAGTTTCAGAAATACACTGGATCAATACAGAAAGCTTTATCCTCTATTAAAACTCTCACTGGTTTGCAAGAACGAGGCAAGAGAGAACAAGAACGGCTTGATGAGGCAACTGGTGATCTTGAAGAGTCAAACATTGCTGTTGCTAAAGCTCAACAAGATCTTGCACTTGCTCAAGAAAAAGCAACAACACTTCAAAAAGATGGCACAGAAGTCACTGCTGAAGAAGAGTTGGCAATTATACAATTAAAGAAATCTATTGAAGAGCTGACAGAAGCTCGAGATGGATCAAGAGAAATGGAACTTGAACTGATCCTCGCTAAAGAGGAACTTATCGAGTTAGAGAAAGAAGCTGAAGCTCAATCTGACAAATATCACGATGCAGTTAGATCTGTTCAACGAGCTGAGGAAGATCTTGCTGAAGCTGTTGAAGATCAAAAACAAGCTAGAGAAGATCAGATACAAGCTAAGAAAGATCTCGCTGAAGCTACAAAGATCAGTGCTGATAACATACTCACTGAAGCTCTTGCAGTTAAAGAACTTGAAA